TGATGCTACTATTGATGATGACAACACCACCCTCTGTGGTTACATCATTACCCTGAACAGAATCAATAGCAATATTGCTTGATATGGTTGCTTGTAGGCTACCTGAATCACTTTGCCGTAGAGACGCTATTAAGCCATTCCCTAGAGAAACACCAACAATACTTGAGGTATTATTTGATTGTTGGGAAGATGAATTAACACCAACATGAACATTACCTACAGTTGACGAAGTATTATCATCAACTTGGACGCTTGTTATTGATGCATTGACTGCGTTAGATGCTTCGGACGAAGTAATATCGCCAACTTGAGAAGCAACAATACTTCCCAATACAATAGCAACACCAATGGATAGGCTTGTCTGTGAGTCTTGAACACTATCAACAACACCATTTACAACACCTGACGCTGTATTAGTAGTAGGGTCAAATGTAGTTGATGATGCTGCACTGCCTGTATTTTTAGTAAAACTAATAGCCATGGTATATTACACTACAGCAGGAACGATAGGTGGACTATGACCAACTTCGCCAGTCGGAAAAGAAGCATGAGCATGGTCAGGAATCAATATAATACTAGATGAATCTGCAACAATTATCTGCACTTCTCCAACACCAACATTCACATTACCAACCAAACCACTACCTGCTATAGTAGGGTTTGCATTAGCCATGGTGCTGGCAATAAAAGCCACAACATTGATTCCATCAGACAGAACGTTCCCTGCAGTATCCTTGAATACATGAGTTATCAAATCTTTCTGTACCAACACCGAAGCTGCTACCGTTTCGGGTGGCTCTGTATATGCAACAGTAGCCACTGGTCCAGTAATAGCTTGAGTAGTTTGGTTGGCTGTAGACCAACCACCGCCAACATTAACTACATTACGACCAAACCAAGTTGCCATTAGTCGTATACCGCATCAGCAGTGATAGTCCAAGTTATAGTACCATCGACTACAGTTGCCCCTACAGCTAAACCTGTCCAAATTGGCGCTATTGCACCTGCAACACCTGCCGTCGTACAAACCGCATGTTGATTTGCGGTTGCATCAGATGGGGCTACAATCGTTGCAGATACGACTGGCGGTCCAGCGGCGGAAATAACACCTGCCATATTAGCAGACCAATGACCTAATTGGTATCCTGTCACCGCACCAGTACAAAGAGTTTCAACTTCAACCATAGTCCAAGTAGCCGTACCATCAACGACGGTAGACCCTTTAACCAAAGATAATGTATCCCATAAAGGTTCTGTTGCACCCGTTGTTCCTGCAGTTGTACATTCAGCTACCAATTTAGCCAAACTAGACGGATTAATTTTAGCGCCTAGTGCAGTCAAGCTATTCAATGTCCAAACATTCCCAGATGCTGGGTCAGGGATAATATAGAAGTATTCGCCAACATCCGCATTGACGCGAGTGAATACTACTTCCCCCACACCCACTGCGGCAGGCAATACACCAACTTCTGCAGCACCAGAACCAACAGCAGCACCACCAATCAAACCAACTATACCTGTATATGCCATAGTCGAAGCATCATACTCATAAACCTTAGTGCCATCTGGTAATGGGTTACCCGTAGAGTCATTAAATCTTTCTCTGTTCTCGACACTAGCGACTGGTATGGCAGGAGACTCTGTTGTAATTAGAATGAAAGCCGATGATATAGCGCCTGCCTTCCAACCTGTGGTTAATTTAATACCCGAGGATGTCCCACCATTACCAACAGCACGCATAACTAAATGCCCACCAGCAGGAACAGTAACGGTTTTACTTGCACCTGTTGTAAATGTTGCAGAAGGGTTGAACCAACCACCTGCAAAGCCAGCATAAGTACCTAGTTGAACCGAAGCAACCCTTGTACTTGCTGTACCTGCACCATTAACAGAATACGCATCTACAAAATACTTGTGAGTAGTGGAGCGTTTAAGAGAACCGCGAAATTTATCAATCCGTACCTTGGTTGCCTTAGTGTAAGCAGCACCTAAGCAGAATGAGCCGATAGACGCAAAAGTTGTTTGGCTAGTCACAGCATTCATAAGTTGCGTGACGGATGCTATCTCCATACCCCCAGCAGTACTAGATGGGGCTGTCAATGCCGTGTTCTGTACAGGTGCAAGAATCAAATGGTCTTTCCATGCCGCATTTTTAGTCAATGCTGTATTTGCTGCTTTATTAGCCGCAGAGCCTGGGGTTACATACCCTGGCATCAATGTAACTGCAGCTACACCTACAATTCCAAAATACTTAGACATTATGAACCTCCGTAATAAGAACTAAACATGTACAACACCTCTCGTTCGTCTAGCGCCCATGTGTTGATAGCACTACTAACACCATTCTGGGGTTTACCATTGGTGCATTTATCTATCTCTTTAAATAAAATAGAGAACACGTCATATCTGTCGGATGTTCCTCTTGGTGTACCTAAAGCATACCTTTTTGCAGAAACAACAAAATTTTCTAATTCAAGCTTAGTGACTGTTACAGACTTTGCGCCTTCTAACGTGGAGTTTTGTACATAGACAATCAAATCATCAAACAATGATGCCAATGGATACGCTACACGAACTTCACCCCTATCTCTGAATCTACTTACTGCCATCTTGAAGCTCCTGTATTAGCGGTTCTAAATTCTCCAAATAAGGTGTTGCTCTACTAACACTTGTGGTGTACATAGGCTTAACTACTTGGGCAAGCGATGCAGTCTTAACATTACGTTTCAATGTATGAAAGTCCTTACATCCAACCTGATAATCTAATCCAATATAATCCAACAATTCTTTGGTTGTGCCTTCTTGGTCTTTAACCATATCCTCATAATCGACTTGATGAATAGTCCCCGACGGTAAGATGTCGTTCCATAACTCCATCAATCGCATATGATGATTATATTCTTTACCCATTTCAACTTGGTCGAAAGAGTAATCATGCCTTTTAGCAAACAATGTTGTGAGACAAGAAAAACAATTATCCAACGCATTACGTTTACAATACACAAATTTAGCTGTTGGGAACATTGCATAAATCAGAGGTATAAACTTATAGTTGGAAGGCATTTTATCAACACAATATCGCGTATCAAACGTCCTAACACGTTCCGCCAAATATTCATCTGCCAATTCATCAGGGTTGTTCGGTAGATTAGAACCGCTTGAAAATAGGACACTAAAATCTTTAGCTGAATCAGGCACAGCCATCAACTCACCCAAAGCAGTAATGTCACTATGTTTTCCTAAGATTTGTTCTGTTAATGTTGTGCCGCTTCTAGGCATACCAAACACAAATATAAAAGGACTTTCTTTTGATTCAGGAATACCATCAAAGAAATCCTTAGTGAACTGTTCTTCGTATCGTTTTTCTACCGCCGCATAATCAGCATAGTTGTACCTAATCTTTGACACAATATCATTAGATGCCTGATACGCTTCCCACGATTCTTTATGATTACCACGTTTCTCTAACAACTTACCCAAACCATTTTGCAGTAAGGCAACCTTATCGGCAGGTGTGGATAAATTTGAAATAATTTCTTTGACCTTTTCAGGGTCACATGCTTTTGATTTCTTGTGGTCAAATAGAGGAAGGGCATGACAATAAGCCAACCATGAATCAGGACGTTCTTTTAGGATGTCCTCCAAATATACACAAGATAATTCAACTTCCGAACACTCAATGAGTAGTTCCGAAACTGCTAATTTAATCTCTAAGTTTTTTCCGCAGGTAATCGCCTTCAATACAAGAGCCGCATCAATTACGTTATTATTTTTAATCAGGTTCTTTGCATAAAGCATAGATATATGCGCATCCAAAGGGTTCATTGAGTAAGCCCTTGCAAACAATGTTGTATCTTCTTTGATGTTTGCAACAGATGCAACCACAAAAGGGTCATCAGAATGATGTTCAAGAAGCATATCAGCATATTCAAGAAGTGCAGAAGGGTGTCCGCCCAAACTAGCAATGTGTGCCAAGCCCAAAAGTGCATCCTTATTTACGGGGTTCATACCCAAGGCTATTTTATAACCCTGTTCCGCAGCCAAGAACTCATTTTGCTCTAGGTACATATCAGCACTTTCTACATGGACTTCATCCGAAGGTTGAAGCGATACTTCACTCATAATGTCACCGCAAAAGTATTAACTAAAATTCGTTTAGTTTTTAGTTGTTTAAAGTTAGGGTGGTTAAGAATATCAGATTCATTCATTACATAGGCTCTGTGATACTAAAAGACTGGATGTTGACTTTCTCGCCTGTGGTAACAGCGATTCTATCAACGATAATTACAGTACCTACTAAACCAACATCAACATCAGCAACAACAATACCGCCAGATGTCTTGATACGAGCATGACCAATATCGCCTATAGCGACTTGATTGTTTGGTGTATCTACATTATAGGTTGAAACGCCTGCTACGGGCGCTGTGAACGCAGTAGCACCCATGGTATTCGTTGCAAGAAGAACACCTGAATCAGCTACAGCAGGTGTGGCAGGAATAGCCCCTGTTCTCCATTCGATAGTGCCACCATCCATCAATGATACTAAAGCTTGGAGTTTGGCGTTTCTCGTCGCGTCGGCTTTTCTAAAAGGCATATTTGTCAATCCTCACATATACAATAATAACAATAACTAAAAGGGTGCGATAAATTAATACCACACCCTCTTATTTATACACTAACGATTAGGTGTAGTAATTAAGCATTACCCGAAGTACGCGACATTGTGTTGATACTAATAACCTGTAGGTCTGCTACAGATGTATTATCAAGCGTCATATCACCGCCGCCGCCTGTTATAGTAACACTACCTTGTTCGTGACAAGTTGTATTAGTTGAATCCATAATACGATAAGCCAACACAGCAGTACCAGCACCAGCAGCAGCTACACCAGTAACCGTAAATGGCGAATTGATGATTGCTTTAACTCCACCAGCAGCAGCGCCAGACCAATCAACAGGCAATGTAGCCGAAGCGATAATATTTGCTGTAGCACCTAAACCACAGTTTGCTGGGTTAACCCCATCATATAGATGTAAAATTGGCGATACGCCAATTGCGGTTTCCCATGCGTTCAATTGTGCGTTTCTAACCGCAACTGAATATTGTAAAGGCATTATAATTCTCCATAAAAAATTGTTATTTATTGCTATTTATACTAATAGTAAGTTTCCTACTTAATAACAAACATACCAAACAAAACAAATTCAGCTAATCTATGACCAATATCATTCCAAAAAGCTGATTTCTTTTGACTTTCTAACTCATATTTATACCTGATTGCCATGCGTTCTGTGGCACGTTGTTCCATTTCCGATGCTTTCAATGCTCTTAGTAGGCTATTCGTCACCATAACATTAGCATCGATTTCTTGGTCACTTAGTTTAAGCATCTTGCGATAGCTTCTACGCTCTTTGTCCATGGCAATAAGTGAATCATACTCTGTGGTTGATTTACTCAATGCAGGAAGAACCAAAGTTTCATGCTTTTGTTGTGGTAATGTATCAGCAACAAATGGTCGATTATTCAACGCATTCATTTCTTCCATCATACTACCACTGGTAGCGCAACCACTAACCAAAAATAAAATGCCTAGAACAATGACATATTTACCGTAGTGTATCACTCAACTCTGTTGATATATTCTAATATATCAGCCTTCTTCTTACCCTTAGTTCCTTCTTTGAGGTCGGCTACGAGTTTATTTCTTTCTTCGAGCACCTTAATTCGGCTGTTAGAGGCTTTTTCTGCAGCTACCTTAGCCTTACCTACTTCCACAACCAAAGTGTCGTGTGCTGCCGCCTTATCGAATACATCTTTCTGAATGTCAGCATCAAGTTCCGCAGCTTTTCTACCCTGATTAGAAGCCAATTTCTGAGCACCAAGAATAGCAGCGACAAGACCCAATAAAAGCACACCAATTTGAACGCTATATGTCTTGAACCAAGTTATATATTTTTTCATTTTAGAGAATCCTTTTCATCAAGTGATTTAGTTGTTGTAGCGCGAAGAACAGCCATAAGGATGCCGACACCAAAAATAAAATATCCCATTTGTTCGCTAGTCAATACATTAGTAAACAATTGTTGATTGACTTGAAGAAAACCTAAAATAGTAATCAAGTGAGCAATAATTAGTGTTTTTGATTTATGCGCTTTTGTTATGATATGTTTAAATTCGTTCATGTATATTCTCCGCAACAATGACTATTTATCGGTTAGAATCTGAGTTATTATTATGCTTAGTTTCCATATAGAACTTAATCGCGCCAACAGAAGCTAATACAATAGCGGATGCAAATGCGCCCTGTGAATTAGTAGGATTATCCAAACCCATAAACCAATCGGTAATCACTAAAGACATATAACCCATAAACACTAAGCATGATAGAGTGAATATTCTCCATTCTCTGAAAATCTTTAGCATGATAGAAATTCTTTGATTGCATCAACCAAAGCATCAGCTAATCTTTCGTATCCATCATCGGTCAACAAAAACTCTTTAGCAAAACCATTATTGTCAATATAACCTGCCTCTGGAATGAACGCTGGACATTTGGTTTTTCTTAAGAAATAATCCTTAATCGTACCAGGATTATCGCCACCCCAATACCAACCCTCTCTAGCACCCTTATCTATCGTGGATAGACTATTGACCATGCTAGACGAGAAAGATGCTGCCTGATGCTTCCTAGTGCTGTTATTTGGCACATACATAACCATACAACCACGACCACGACTATCATCATTATCATCAGGGTCTAAATGGTCAGCGTCAGCGTTAAAGTGATAATCTAAAGCAAGGTCGAATTTATACTCATTAATATATTTAACTTTATGGCTTAATGTACCATCGACAATATGAACTTCGCATACATTATCATCAATAAGCTTCTTAGATGCCAATAGAACCACTTCACTGGCGCACACATATTCAGTTAAGTTGTAATTTTTATTTGATGCACCTTGTCTAGCTGCGTGATGACCAGCACTTAATACGATAGTCTTCATTTAATCACCTTTCTTCATAAATTTATCCATTCTATTATTTTGAATAGTTCCCTCTGCCTACCAATACAACACCAAAATAAAAGCTATATCGAAGCAAATAAGGAAGCTTTAGTGTAGTTAAAGCATCAAGGAAAATAGAATCAGCAAGCGACTTATTCCCTATAGAAAACGTATAACAATAGTCATGTAATACGGCAGCTTTAGCGTACACACCATCAACGGGAAGCCACCTACGTAAGATTTTAGGTATGCTTGTTAAGTCAGTGCGAAAAGCAACAGGAACAAAAACCTTCAATTCGTTTGGGTAACTTCCAATATGATACTCGAACGACTCATCAATCTCGTATAAAGATTCAGAAACTTTCGTGTATACTAATGACGTTATAAAAGTGCTCATGGAGTAACTTTTGGATACTTCAACTTCACCGCTTTACACTTCATAATATAATCATTTTGCGCTTGTAAATCACTATTCACGATTGCATCCAAATATTCATGCATAGGTGGATATTCAGCGGCTCGTTTGGCTTTGTATGCTTGAGCTTTAATTTCAGCTTCTATGACTAAAACTTCTGCATTAACAGCTTTCTTTTCTTTAGCTGTCAATTTACGCATTTCGCCTGTTTTTGAATCTTCGATTGATATATCCTTTCCATCGAAAGAACAGTTAGTGTTAAACAATCTTGATGCTGCGGTTAATTTCATTTTATGCTCCGTATTCTGTTACAATAAATTGGGTTGAGCCATGCTCGTAGTTATCGGTTTGATTATACCCAGCACACCGATTAGTTGAAATCCATCTTGCAACGTATGGTATATGAACAAATTGATACCTAATACTTTGACCAACCACGTTTGGTGTTGTGTCTGTTGTTGTCAACCAACAGTTATCAGGTGTTGAATTGGTATCCATAACAGCCACATTAATATAACTAGACGATAGTGATGCGATGCCGTGACCTGCCGTATTATTAACACCGCCGTTGACTCTAACACCGTCACGATGAAGATTAAACATACAGTCATGGTTAGTTTCGCCAAACCATCTAAGTTCAATATGAATTTTACTATTCACTGATAATGGAACAAAATCAATAAATACATTCGGTACGTTATTATCTACAGAAGCAGTAGATAAAATATACGATTGATTCAGAATCAGTTTTGTTTTGAGTTGAAGAATTGCTCCACCTACGGAGTCATAATTATCGTCGCCTCTAAATTTAGTAACCATTAGTTAGAATACTCCGTAATAATTATTTCAGAAACGCCAATTTCATACGCCGAACCAACAGCAGTAAAACATCTATTATTTCTAACATCATATGCAGTATAACTACTAAACATCATCTCGTAATGGATAGGCACTCCTGGCTCCGATTCAAAACCTTCGTCAAAGGCTAAAATATAAGCATATTCAGGGGTCGATGACTTATCAGCTTGAGTATATGTTCCTGTAGCCGCACCCAACCCAAAACCATTACCTTCAACTTCTGCACCATTATTGATACGAGCACCATTACGATGAATATTGAACATCGTATCGGCTCTATCTCTTATTTCGCCTGTCCAACGAAGCTGAATCTTAAATCTACTATTACGACCCTTTGGAACAATATCCAAAAAGTAGTCTGCTGCTATTCTTTTATCGGTATATTGACCAATAGTTGTTGTTAATGATTGAGTAGAAATCAACTTATTGATGATTTGAATACATCTAGTTGATTTTGCGCCATTATTCGTATCTAGGTTGTCAGAACCTCTAATTACAACACTCATAGCTTATACTCCGTAACACGCATAAAGGACACGCCTGTTTCCCATGATGCATTAGACACGCCTGCAAAACATCTATTAGTCCACATTGTACGTGCAGCATTCGATGCAGCAACTATATCAAATGTGATAGGAACGCCCACAGAAGAGCCTATAGTATCTAAGGTATTAATGTTAATAGAGTCAATTGTCGATGAGTCATTCTGATAAGCATAAGACGAACCTAAACTAGAAAGACCTTCCCAATGATTATTACTATTAACGTTAATACGAGCACCGTCACGATGAACATTAAACACCACATTCCAACCAAGTGCTACTTCACCCTGCCATAAGGCTTCGATTAAGAATCTACTACCAGTAAACTTAGGCGTGATTATCATAGAGAACTCACCAATAGAGCCAATCACGGTGTCAACCTGCGATGTTATTGTTTGTACACCCTGAATAGAAGTCTGCATGGATATGGTTTGAGCGCATATATCACTTCCGCCAATCGTATCAAACTCATCTATACCATCAATTTTCGTAGGCATTATTTCTTACCACCTTTTGATTTAGTGTGCATCTTAGACACGATATTAATCAATGATTTTTCTGTTTTACATGATTCGATTTTGGATTGATATACAGCATCACATTCTCTGACTTCATATCTATCAAATTCCGCTGAATCTCTTGTTGATGGATTCATTGAAAGAGCATCCAAACCAACAAAGATTTTTGCTCTAGCCTTTCTACGCATTATATGGGCTAAACCCTTAGCACCTTTAAGTTTGGTTTTAATCTTATTCTTACTAAAATCATAAGCCCAAAAGTCTCTAAATGTTCTGTTGCTAGGAATATCAGTATCGTTTACAACAGCATATTGTTCACCGTAAGGAACACAGTACTTGATAACATCATCAATACTATACCCTAAATTAGGCGCAACAATACACATAACGGAGGTTGCTGGGTCGTTATAAACGATACACTTCATGTAACTATTTATCCTATCCGTAAACGAAGGCAGAATATGATTTAGAGTCGCACCATTCGCCATCTTTATTCTGATTTCTAATCAAAAATTTATTCTTTGATATTGGACAACAATCGGTATGGGTTACATCACCGTTTTCACCATTTTCAGAATTGGCAAACATAGCCCGTTGAGCATCATCGGTTTCTAGTGTTGTTGTTACTTCGTATTTGCCAATACCTTTATCAACAACGCCAATAACTTCAACAGCACTTTTGATTTTGAACCCACCAACGACATCAAAAGAAACACGCGCACTACAACCACCTAAAATAATAGATTGAAGTGATGCGCTATACTTATCATCATCGGTGATGAGTCTATCTGTTCTAATAGCCATGGTTTATAGAACCGTCCAAACAGAACCATTAGGTACTGTGATAACAACACCGTCGGCTACTGTTACTGGTCCAGCCGTCATAGCATTCTTACCAACAGGAATTGTGTAACTCTTATTGATGACATTATCATTCTCGAAGAACACGCCATTGGTAGCACCGCTATCTAAAACACGTTCAACTTTAATCCAATCCAATTCCGTAACACCATCACCTGCACCACCATTAGCCGAAATAAATGGTTTGATGAATCTGACATTATTATGAAGAGCACTTGGAAAGTATTCTGTAGTCACATCAGGAACATAAGCACCATGACCTTTGAAGAATCCTTCAATGGTTACCCATGTATTTAATGCAACAGTTTCTAAATCAAGTGTAGCCAAATTGAACTGACCAGTTTTAGAATTTATTCCCGACGCATTCACATATGTAATACCATTACTAGATAGACCTGCAACCCCAATAGAAATAAACCCATTACCGACTGCCGTAGGCGCAGTTGCCAATCTAACCTTAGCGGATACCTTATATAAGGTGTCACTTTGATATGGCGCTTTCTCACTATACATATCGGTTCTAAAGCCATGAACAGAGCGCACATTTGCGCCTGATGAATTTGGAACTGTATCAGAGTCAATATTAACGATTGTTCCTACACCTGCAACATTTTCCCACTCATAATCCAAATCCACATCAAAAGTTGATATGAAGTCAGAACGCTCTTGAATCTCATCGGTTAGTGTGTGAATATTTTGATTAAGCTGTGTTGTTTGGTCATACGAATCACTTCTAAAAGCGCGACGATAGCCAACAGTGATATACTCATCATCATGTGGGTCATTAGTACGCAATGCAAAAGGAGCAGTAGCAACAAATTTCCACGTGCGATATGGCACTTTCGTAATCGTAAAGGTTGCTCCAGTCGATGACGTTACTAGGTTAGTGGCATCAAACGCACCAACAATAGATTTAAGAATCAATCTATCATTATATACCACATTAACGGTTGCTATAGCCCCTGTAACAGCTTGCGTTAGCGTATCACCGACATTAAGTGTACCTGTAGCAGTAAACATATCAAAATCAATGTATCCAACGCTTGGCAATAATGAAGGTGCATTAAGAACGCCGTTCATACCATTACCTACATTAAAATACAATGGGTTTGTTCTTGATGCTAATTGTGCATCAATTTCAGCATAATGAGTATCAGCACAAATAACGCGAATATCGCAAGGCTCAATAACACAAATCTGATAGCCTGCAATATCATGCTCAATCATGTATGTATCGCCGCACATAGAGTATGGAATACCTGTATGACCACTACCACCAGCACCATCAGCAATAGAACAAGTTTGGAATTGGTCATCAGCGATGTAGTAGCCATTACCAACATGAGTAGGTGTGACTCCTGTGAAAGACTTAACATAATTCGCACCACCCGAAGTACCTGACGGGTGCAAGATTTCTCTTGACATTGGCATTACCAAGAAATGGTCATACCCCTGACCTTCTTTTGTAACAACAACTGGACCGTTTGTATGGATATAGTGGTCACCGACCTCACTAACAGGATTAGCAGAAGGGGGTATAACACCTGCAGTTGAAGCTGGGTCATATTGTACATAGAAAGATTTAACAGTACCTTTCTTGATTTTAATAATATTTGTTTCGCCGCCACCGCCTACTACAACATCCCACACATTTTCAGATACAGTAAAGTTGGTATCAGTTAAGTAAATGATATCAACATCATAATATGGTGCGTAAATAGTTACTTCATGCGGACCAGCTCGATTAGTAGGAAACCAAAAATGCTCGCCAACACTAGATAAAGGCGCAATAACATTACCATCAGCCAAATCTTTAACGGCAATAGGCTTATTAGCTTCAATTAAGTCGCCTTGTAGCAAAGGCAATGTACCAACAACATCTTCAGCAAGTCCACTTAAAGCAGTTTTACCGTTGACTGAAATGTTAGTTCCATTCTCGTATGTACCATATGATACGGTCATGTTGTATGGAACTACACGCTTGGATAGCGCACCCATAGCAGCACCTTTATAAACTTCATCATGACGACGAAAAACGTCTTCATACATAGCAAGGCGACCATTTTTATTTGGAACTTCAAGAACACGTTCAGTGCCTGTAGTAAGACCTGATAATTCAAACCCAACTTTTTTAGATGAGTCCGCATTATCAGTAACGCGAAAAACATCATCAGCAAATTCGGTAGAGCCTGCAGAAGCGAAGTTTTGAGAGTTTAAAAGGTTATCTACCGAAACAATGTTTGGGTTGCCTTGTTGAGTGATTAAACGACCCACAAGAACACCTAAATCTTTCAATGGATATGGTTTAGTCTGTGGTGCTGTTTCGCCTTGCGCAGAAGCCAAAGATGAATACTCTGCAGTACCTCTAAGGATGTAAGGAGTAACCTGATTTGTACCAATCTTAAGGTAAACCCAGTCAGCTTTAAAATAACCTGCAGTATGAGCAGTAAGACCAACACCAAATGTATTGAATGATGCATTATCAATTGCGTTTGAGCCTGTTTCAATCCAACCCAAATTACTATTATGATAATATTCAAAGTCGCTATGAGTAACATCATAATTTTTGGCTGCCATGGTGGTAGCAACTGCAGCAAAATTCAAAGTATCATTTGGATTTGTTGTTGTGGTGATACTTGTAACGAATCCCTTTTCTGTATTTGTTGTATTCCAAACTTGGTCACCGACGACAACACCTTCTGTTACGAAGTTTTTGGTTGTGTCGATAAGCGATGTGGTAGAACCGCCTGTAGAAGTACCTATAGCAGCACCAACAGTAGCCGTATTGATATTTGGTGTGATAAATTCTGATACACCATAATAGAACTCACCAGAAGCCATATTAAGACGTAATGGTGATGGTTCTGACATATCAGCACCCGAAGCCTTAGAAAACCCTTCTGCGGCGCGTAGGCGATGCGTGATGCGGCGTTCAAAGTCACCTGCATCACCAGCAAGTTGAAGTATGGTCAAATTAAGACCATTTTTCTGAACAACTGCAACCATACCTCTATCAGTATCATTCACATCACTAGATAGAGTAGAAAATTGAATAGCAGGTGTTCCTGCATTGTAATTAGCAAAAATGAAGTTATTAGTTGTATCATTCAAAATCAAATTATTAACAGCAGGGAACTCAACGGACACTAAAGGCGCAGAAGATGAGTTGGATGTTCTAAGGATAGCTTCACCTGCTGATATATTAACAGTACCATCACCATTATCAGTAACAGCACACCCAATATGAACACCTGCAGACTCTGTGATGTTAAATGTATCTACACGTGACCCTAATTGCGCGATTGCGCCTACCGTAGGCATGTTGAAAGTGTCGATTAAATCATTTGTTTTGTTTCTCCAATCAAGAAACGTACTAGATTCTAATACAGGTGTAATAGCTGGCATGGTTTAATCCTTAGACTTGTTTGATAATTGTTTTGATAAAGCTTCTAACTTAAGGCTGAGTCTAACTACCTGAATCTCCAACCTTAATATTTTCTGAGTCATGCTTCTATTATCATCATTCTTATTCTTTTCTGCTAAACGGTTACTATGTGCGATGGTATCAGTGTTCAAGACGGCACTTGTAGCACCGTCTCGAACATCGGATGACCCTTTAATAGTTTTAATTGGCTTCATATCTATTATTTATGTCACTGCTAGAACACGAAGTTTCGACACTTCGGGGACTTGAGCAGCATTATTAGAGACCATTTCAACTTTCACAGCAAAGGATTTAAACGATTCATCTGGTGTGGCATCAGGCACATAAGTATATTCATTATACACAGTGAGATTTGCACCAACACTTGGTTGATTATCAAGCTTCATGGCGCGCCATGTAGTTTCAGGGTCTTTAGTGATTGCACTTGTGATAGCAATATGAGGAATCAAATCCCAATCTGCAGGTTGACCAACGGGTTCTGTTGATGTTCCTGCCACATTAGACACACTCCACAAACCACCTGCATTGAATACTGTATCACCAAAGGCAAACGTGCCTGCAGCCCAGTCAGGGATAATAGTATCAAGCAAAGTACCTTCTACAGCAAATATCTTAGTGACATTTGCGGCAATAGCGGCAGCACTAGCAATATTCAAATCTTCGGAATAAACAATATCCTTAATCCAAACAGAAGTATTAACTACGGTATCAGTCACACCAATCTTAGTTGGAATGAAGCCGCCTTTCTTCGCCACAGCATTAACATTATCACGCCAATATATATTCACATTACGATTAGCCAATAAATCATACCTAGAAGCTGCTAGGGTAGCCAAGGCATCCATTGTAGCATGGCGAGCAACATAAGGTGTGGTTTTGAAGTAAACATTGACTGACGAGCCTCCTGGTGTCTTAGCATCAAAAATAACCTTAATATCTTCGGCAGGTGTAATAAGCGATGTCGATTTACTAACATAAACGCCAGCATGCTTAACATTGTTATTATCCACGACTGGACCGATGATATTAAGTACCTCCGTAATAGATGCACGAGTAATATCAACTATAGGAGAAACATTATCTTTTGTTGATGATAATGTCGCTCTTACAGTCATAGGATTTGATGGACTAGCCGCAATAACCTTCTCAGACAACAATGCAACGTCTTCTGAGTCTGTGATTGGTGTATATCCAACAGCATTCAAGAATTTATAATCAAATGATAATACAGTATCCTGATACGTAATGTTATGAATGTTAGAGCTGAATAATGTTAAGTCCATGGCAGTATTAGGCTCAATATTAAATTCAACAACACCATTTGAATTTGTATCAAAAACACATCTATTCACTACAAATTTAACATCAGAGTTTTGGTCTTCGCTCCACGTTTCGGCGTTCTGTGATTTAAACATAACACCAGCATAAGGCTGTTTAGAAATACCCTGACCAGACCTAACATTAGTGAATATATTATCACCAACTACCAATTCAGGTTCTGTCATTTTAGCATAAAACATCTCATACTTAACACTATTGGTCTTAACCACGAATGCATATGAAGTAGCGTCCTGTAAATATATAGGCGAATCAAATTCAAATGTAGTAGGTAGGCTAGAGTCATTCGACACTTGGACATTAACACTTTCAACAACCTTATAGCTTAAAGGAATAGTGTTCTGTGTAGGTTGACCTGCAAGCATTTCAACAATTTCACAAGATATAGGCAGTGTATCATCCTTACTAGCAAAGAATAAATCAATTGACGAAACAAAAATTCCACCTTCTTTCTCAATTAAGAAAGATTCTGCGATTGGGTCACCCCAACGACGACGAAATGATGATGACCTAGACACAATAGTACGAACTCCACGAATAGACGTGATGGTTCTTTGATTCTTACGCAAGATTCCAGTAGAACTAAATGATGCAATTCCTTCTGTCGTTTCTGCAGCATCTTTCAGAATAATTTGCTTAGTTCCAGTTTTAAATTGACCAGCAGGGATTAAAAATATTCCAGGTGATGTCTTAGAATCAATATTACCTGCACTATCAGTTTTTAATCCTGATGGTGATGTGCAATATGACGTTACATCAACATCATCAAAGAATACCTTTATTGTTGTATTTGGTCTAAAATTCTTACCCCAAAACAAAACAGGACGAGAGCGCATAAGGTGGATAGCAGACCTATCAACAACTTTATCATTAATCTTAGTGGTTAAGGTTGGTATCGTACGAATTGTTGTACGTACAGTAGTACTACCCCTGCGTCCACCAGAACGCCATCCGCGTCCACCAGAACGCCATCCGCGTCCACCAGAACGCCATCCGCCCCACCAACCACTATTCCAACTAGACCATACACTAAATCTTGTACCGACACCAGCATAAGACCCAGTTGTTTTGCGAATGATTGGTAGAGACACATCATCATACCAAAAATCTGATGTAGGCGATAATGTTACTTGACCCTGATTCCACGCGAATACGGCATATGGGTTAACATTAACCTTATTGGATGCTTTGTTCTGAGAAATAAATGATTCAGTTGTATAATCCAAAGTACAAACGCCAGATGATGAATCTATGATTTTATCATCAGAGATTGCAACATTAGCAGAAACTTGACCCACAGAATCACCCAACAATGATGTTTTCATAGTGTGATTCTTCACACTAAATTGAGAATGGACAAATTCATTATCTGTGTCCATAGAGCAATTATAATCAGGATTATCTGTATCACCAAATTCATGAGACGAGAAACCGTCTACAAAAATACCATTTTTGAATCTATTGTTACCATATCCGTCACTAACCAATAAGTCTTTAGCGCCCTGCTCCAATAAATTCAAAGAAGAATAGTATTCCAATGATGCAATACGACCCTCAAGCTCCTTAATATCTTCCATAGTATAGCCTTTATCAGACGCACTATCAATAGAAACTTCATCCACCACACCCGTCTGCGCATGAAGATTAATTGTAGATAAAGTCATAACGTCAGACTTATCAGCTGGAATCAAAGGAGTTTTAGCAGGAAGACCAGTAATAGTTCCGAAGTTACCATACCTATCAATATACAATTTGTCAATACGAGATAGATAGAACGAAAAATCGAAATTAATATAAGTTTCGCCTGTTGGATATGAACCCAAACTACCAACAGATTTTCTGAAATCGAATACGTCAGTTAATGGTAATACATCACCAAATGATGTTGTTGTATATGGTTGTATATCTTCCCATGGGATACCTGCGTACGAATTTACAGTGAAATAGTCACCTGTAGCAGAATGAGAAAAGTGCTTATATTTAACAGTATATGTAGCCAAAACATCATGAGTAGAAGAAGACAACAGAACAGAACCTGCATCATAACTAGAATCTGTTTGACCCGTACCCCAAGCATACTCTGAAATAGGTAAAATTCCATCAGGAATAGTGCTATGACCTACAACACTAACTTCATACACATCAGTAACATCATATCCAGTCAAAGTCAAGATTGGTGTTGCAGGTGTCGTAATAACATCGCCTGTAGAATTGTCAACTAATGTTTTTGTTCTCTCATTCAATGTTCTTTGGCATACGATAGTAACATCTACGGTATTCACCGTTAATGCATTAGCGATAGCCCAAGCAGTCAAATCAAGAACCAAAGAGGAAGGAATTGTAGCACCAACATCAACAGACCAACCCGAAGCACCTTCGGCTATAGTTGTTCCGTTCACTCGAACATAAACAACCTTACCACTACCATCATAGAAAGAATCAGTAGCAGCATTAGTTTGAGCGATGGTAACAACATTACCAACAATAGAAGTTTGATTAACGAAAGATTTTGTTACATCATAAGAAATTGACGCAAGAGGAATATCAGAAATAAATTCTTCTTGCACAGGAAAAAGCATAGATGTATCGGTAGTGCCGCCCAACACAGGAAGACCATTATTATACAACTCAATAGTCGCAATAGCACCCGACGTAACACCACGGATGGCTCTAACGCCATTGAACTGTGATGATAAGCCTTGGGTATCAACGGTGAATAATCTAACCTCACCAAGAGAATTTCTAGTCATGGACGCTAGTTTAGGTGTAGTTCCTGCAACTGAAATATCAGGAGAATTTGCACCCACATCAGCAGAAGCATTAGCAGATGATGTATAGAACAAAATTTGTTCTTGGTTTTCAACATCAAATGTGCCGACAATTTCATCAACACCCGCAGTTTTAGCAATATCAAAAAACGGACCAGACGTTGTATATACGGTTGAATTTGTTTCAATTTTAGTTGACTGCGATTTATCAATCGTCACCAATTTTGGAGAATCATTAGACGACTCATAACCAAATACATAAGCTTTACCTGAACTGACTTCTAAATCAAGTTGAGTCGACGCATTTCCATTTTGGGTAACTTGAGGAATAATATCAAATTCTTCTGTCACATAGTTACCCGATTCATCATAAGTTCTTCTTGCCATCACATCAAGGATGTCAGAGTATTTAATCTCTTTCATGATGTCCGTAACGATAGTGCCATTGGATATAATGATAGACGCTAAGAACCCTGTAGGAATCGTATTACCATCAAGGTAGCTAGATAGAATCAAATCGCGCTTAAGTCGATGAGCACCAGGAGCATTGAAGTTATACGACCCCAAAGCATTATCGGTTAATGACGTATCAGCATTCTCGTCAACCAAGACATCATCAATAGTGAATCCAATATGATGTTTTGATGTTTGAGCAGTTGCGCTTGAATCAACAATAATTTCATCGCTGAATACATGCACGAAGAACCCATCAGTGTAAATCAAACCATTATCACATGATGCAGTGATTGAATTATGTGTTGAATCAATCACGTACTCAACAGCATTACCAACAATTTTGAAGGTGTCTGTAGGTACAAAAATACCGCCATTATAAGTCAACAATAATGCATTATTTGTTTGGTCGATTGAAGTCACCGTAGCAAGAACATTAGTTCCTGTTGCAACGTCGGTAATAGAAGCACCCAAGAAGATGCTTAAATCTGTAATAAGATTGGCATTTGAATCTTGAGTAACAACAAGGGTATGTTTTGAGAAGTTAACAGATGTTTTAGCGCCAAGAACTCTACTATTATCAATAAAGACACTATCACCCAAATGCTGAATTTGGTTTTGTAAAATTGTCTGTGCTTGGGTTAATTCCCTAGCCTGAACAGCCTTTGATGGTCTAAATAACACACGAAGAAAGTTTTTATGTTCAGTAAAATCATCGAAGTATGGTGCAGTTGATGTATCTTTAATCATGTGCTATTTCCTCTTTATAAATGTATACCCATATTTATACTAAATTTAAAATGCTAGAACAAGTCTGATTTCTTCACTTTGTCCAACATTTCTATAAACAACAGTCCTATTTTCAATATACGATAGTTCGCCTGTATTTGCAGTGTTTGGTGTATTTGAAAGCAACTCATTTAATACCACGATGATTCCAAGACCGCCATTATCAAGAGGATTCCGACACAAAGAAACTTGACGATATGAAGGGAATGCAACCATATTGTCAAAAGGCGCTGCAGCATCAATCAAACGATACACCATCACATCAGAAGCACCTAATAAATCTAATGATTTGATATTCTCATTAACTTTAAGTGTTGTATTATAATTAACAGGCATCCATAAAGGACTTAAGAATTTTGCAGCATCAGCCGTTGATAAACTATACAAATATTTCCATGTATATCCACCGTCAGTGTATGTCAAGTTCGTGCCATCATAGATAGGCTCAACCGTTGGTGCAGCGCCTGATGTAGCCGTACATAAAAATACATCATGAACGGAGTTGATGCAATAGAAATCGCTTTCGTATGCTATACCACTCGCCGCATCAAGAGTAACAAATATGTTCGTATTAGACCAATTAACACGACGAACCACTGGACTAATTTCAGAAGTAGAAACTCGACTCAAAGCAATAGCATCAGCCCATGTTGATGCATGATAATCAGCACTATCGATAGGAGCATCGGGTAAAGCTTCGTTAGCCCACGCAGAAGACTTACCAAACAACATATATAGGTAATCTGTCGGTAAACCGCCACTATCTAAGCGACTATACTTATTAAGTGTTTCTTTTACTTGGTCTGTTCTATATTTTCTTGTTACGATGGTAGGCATATCAAAATTCCTCTATTGTTATTTATTCGTGCTTAAAATTAAGCAAATGCGTCGATTCTAAAGCTGGCGGTGTAAGCGTGCCGACTTTCATAGCTATACTAGCTACTCATCTTCGCCATGCTCCCTGACATAAAACGGATGACTTGGGGACTGCTCTTTTATCATATGCACCATAAATGCAATGCCGCTTACGAGTAGGAAAAATAGCGCCACTGTGAAAGGTATTTCTGGCATTGTGCCTTGCTCTGCGCTGAATAAATGTACGATTGAGTATAGAACACCAATCAGCGACCCTATGAATGCAAACGATGAAGCTACGGCATGCTCAAGAAAGTGTTGTTGCACAACAGCATCATCTGAATGTGCATTGTGCGTTTGCCATGCTAAATAGAAGAATCTAAGTGTCGCAACAAGGAAGATAGAGAATAGCGTAACCCTTCCTGCATCAATTAAGTACATCATTTTGTGCCTCCTTGCATGGCTAGTGCAATGCCCTGCCAGACCAGCGCCATTGTAGCTAAGGCTATAGTGCCGAACACTGTCCCCATGACACCCCAAGCTACACGCTTGAACATCGCACTACGTTCACTACGGGCTTTTACGCACTCTTTAAGGTCATCGGTTGACGGTAGTTCTGTAATGACGTGTTCCATGTACCTTAATGTTTTAGGGTCTGGGGTTTTGCCTAAAGTCCTTTCAATTTCAGCAATCTTGCCATGATGCGTTTGAGTCATAGATGAAAGCTGTGCAATCTTAATATCTTCGGCTCGTCGATTTAGTTCTGTCATAGTTCTTCCAAGTCTACCTTTATTTCTTCTTCTGTTTTATGAAAACCATAGTTATGCAATAAATAATAAACTGCATCATGTAGATTTAATCCAGTTTGTATTGAAACTTTATAAGCTTCTATCTCCGCCTTGTACCTGTACTCGCGCTTAAAAATGTACTTGATAGGGAATAGCCAGTCGCTCTGAAACTGTTCAACATGCACAATCTCATGGGGCAGAACACTCACCCCAGCATCAGGACGAATGAATATCCAACTACCGATTGTAATTGCATCCATACCTCTAGGAATCGGAAAGCCGCTCCGTTTGATAATACGCATTACACTGGTTTAGGGTATTTAGCTTTAATAGCTAAGATAGTATCTTTCCATGTTGTCGTGCCATTCACCATATCATGGTATTGCATATCAAGCTGTTCTTGTATAGTTGGGTACACTCTATCACGCTGATATTGTGTAGCTATAATTCCTGACTTGAACGTGTCCCTTGCAGGCACATCGCCTTCTACCCATGCCTTACCACCCCACTTTGGTACATGGAAGCCTACGGGCTGAATGTCAGTGGCATTAGGTGGGATAGTGTATGTTTTAGCTGTTGTAGAATCCACATCTGAACTAAGTAGTTCGTCTTCTGTGTACAGCTTGGTTTTAGAGTCGTATTTATGTATAAGTTTCATGTTTTACTGCTCCGCCTTGAACGTTGCGCTAATTGATAAATATGAGAATGCGTCGCCCGTGTGAGGAATAGCAGCAACAAACACCACTTCACCTGTAGAGTATATGTCAACCCTGCCACTTCCGCCAAATGTTACTTGGGACGTTAGAATATTGGAAGATGGGCGCATACCAACAGGAAGCGTAAACATATATGTTATTGCTGTGTTTGAACCGCCTTTAACAGCACCTTTTATGTACACTATGCCGTTTGTTAAATCCTTGGTATATCGAGCGCTCAAATTCCCCCCGAAATCAGCCCAACTATTCAAAAACGTAGGTGTGTACCAAGTGAGAGGATTATCACCTACAGGAGTCCAAGCTGACCATGCACCAGCTCTAACACTGCAATGATGGACGGGCTGTGCGGCTAGTGTTGAAGTCAGTGGGGTGGCTCTTAAGTATCTATATTGATTACTAGATAAATCGTTAACATGCCGCATGACTTCGATATACCACCAACCCGTGGGTAATCCGTTTTGGGCTACTGTTAGATAAACATCATAAGCACCTGTAGCTAAATCGTCACCCCATGTTTGTAGAGCATAATTATCAGGAAGCCGTCTAGCCTTTGCTGACCAAGTACCATCCGCACGCCTCACACTGTTCGTGCGCCCTGCTGTTACTTCGACTGCTGCATCTGCGGCGGCTACTGCATCTGCGGCGGCTACTGCATCTGATGCTGCTAGGGCTGCTGTGGCTATGGCATTACCTTCATCAATCCTTGTTTGAGAACTACTCTTTAACTGTGCCATTATGCAAACGCTCCTATTAGCGCAGGCGGAGTGTAAGTGTGAGTTGAGCCATCTTCCATTGTGATTGTTTGTGGTGTCTGGTCATGTACAGTGTCATATAGCTTTCGCTTAGCTTTTGTCATTGCTTTGAGCAAGTCACCACCCATGGCTACTTCTGAAAGGATAGTCATGGTAGTTAAGGTCTTAATCAATGCCACTTCATCGACTGTACAGCGCACAATGGACAGCGTTTTATTGCCTTTGCGGACTGTGGGTGTTTTAGTAATAGCAAAGCCTATGGGCTTATCCTGCTCATCTTTAATGAGATAGTCAGGTAGCTTAGCTTCCACTTCTGCAAGCAATAGTGTTACGTCTTTTGAGTATGTGATTAAGTCTTTCATAGTGTCTCCTTATGCCGCTGCTATTTCTACTGAAGTGAGTGCTTGGTCGTATATGCGGAAGTTGCGGATGTGACCGTACATTGGGAATGTATTGTTGAAAAACCTGCCTATTAGTAGAGGGTTGTTTGGTTCATATGTATTTTGATTTGAGATAGAAGTGACTAATACCCCGTCTTGGTAGCTACGCTTGGTAGTGTCGTTTGAAATAGCCAGTCTAGTAACTGTGTCGGGGGAGATAGACCCACCCCATGATGATTGTCCCGCATAATTCTGGAATGTACCATTAGCTAAAGTATGAAAGACAAACCTGTTGCCCCCACCACTATCTAATATGCCTTGGTATTGAAGTGATGCGATGTTGAAGAAATCACAATCAGCAATTACCGACACATTGTGCATTAAACTCATATTGCCCGATAAAGCAAGACTCAATTTGTCAGCCGCCCTAGTAACCGCCGCAGTGGTTGTGGGGATATATGATGAGGCGAAGGGGAGGGCTTCTACTTGTGCGCCCCAAACGTAGTTTCCGTCAATACCATTCCCTGCGGAAGTCGAAAAGCTGTTATGATATATTCGCAGGTTGCCAACATTGCCCGTGGAAGTCACTTGAGCCTGTACACGATAGTACCCTGTAACAGGGTTGTAAACCGCATTAGGGTCTAGTTCAGGTTTTGGCATGTTGATAAACCCAAACATAGGACTTTGTATCCCGTAGGAAGCACCATTACCAATGGGTTTCATGTATAATGATACAGTCATTACAGTGCCAACAGCGGCTGGTGTGCCGAGGGTGAAATGTCCTATATTCATAGCGCTAGTTACTGCCGTTTTAACAAAATTCTCTGCCGTAAATGTTCCATCAGGGGCAATACCTAGCGCACGCGCCACCGCGTGCGCTCTAACTCCCACTTCGGAGTTAGTGCAAAGATTCGTACTAGCCCCCTCCAACAATATACCTGTGCCACCATCTGCCATGCGTTCAAAGCGTGGTGCGCCTAAAGCCGCTCTAGTAACTAGGTTAGTTAGTGGGTCAATATATGTTACTGCTTTCGATAAAGTAGGGTCAACTGGGTCTGGAGTGTCTAAGCGTGTGAACGTCTGCATGCCACTCAATGCAACTTCATCATCCTGCCGTTTGAATGGGATGTGAACAAGTGGGTCAATATTCCTTACTTGCTTAATGATATTCAGGATGCTAGTTTTATAGGATACGCCACCATCAACAACAAAAACTTCAGCACTCGAACTAGGAGCAACACTTGAAGGTAATTGTGATAATTTTATTTGTGCCATGCTATCGACTCCATTGACGAATATTTGTTGTATAGTTATTTATCGCGAAACCATACATATTAAATCGGTATGAATAGTTCATACAAACCATCTTCTAGTATTATAATATCGCCCAACTCTGTGGCTAAAGTAGCTACAGTATTGGGTGATATGTCTGTGGCTGGCCAGATATTGCTTGCTTTAAGTGGGTCTAAAAATGCAGTTATTGGTAAGTAATCGAAAGAACCAGCGGTGGGGAATCTATTAAGGATAATATTATTTTCTCTATTGGCATCAATATAACCAAATGTCCATGTATCCATAGGAACATTCTTACCATGACCAATAAACACATTTTCGGTATCACGAATCACGCCTTCACGAACACTTGTGTCCTGACTCAATAATAATAACCAAATAGCACCAATATTTTGACTCACATCAACAAGAGTACCATCAAACGTAGTAAACTTACCAAACATAGCCATGCCTGCAGGATGGAGAACGCGCTTAATCAAATCAGCATATTCAATAATCGACAATTCGCATAAAATTTCATATGAGAAATCTTGATAATAGAAACTATCCTGAACCTTTTTAACAGAACTCAACTTACCATCATCACCCTGCCAATAGCCGTCATGCACCTCAAATCGTCTTGTTGTCATGCTTGGTAGTGACGCACCAACAGAAAGGATAGCATCGCCTAACTCGAACCCACCTTGGTTAGATGAAACCAACATCGCATAAATTTTACTACCTGCATTGGCTGTATCATCAATTAAGAAGATATGCTCAATAATACCATATGCCGTATTAGTCTCATTCTTATACTGAACACCAACCCACTTATTCAAAACATCGGTTGACTGCTCAATAGGAATAAGGTATGTAGGCTGTGTCCATTTACCGTCAGAAACACGAAGAATATCGACACTAGGGTAATAGAAATCAACATCCTTATCGTAGATTGCTCTAAACAGAATTTTAAATGATTCTTCCGTACCTTTGGTTCTATAAAAATCTCGTATGTTCTTTATGAGTATAAGCGAATCAGTAGCCATATTTCCTGGCATCACACTTAAATACTGTTTCTTATATTCAGCAAAATAAGCAGGAATCTGAGAAGCATTATCAATGTCGCCATATCCTAAGATATTAGCAATCATATCATATTCGCCGTATTGTCTTTCTGTATACTCGAAATAGGCTTGGATGAATCTAACATATGTTGGATATTGCTCAACAATATGTGGCGGTATCATTCTACCTACTAAGGTGGATACTTTCTTTACGTTGACATCAGCCATGGCTTATTTCAATCCAACTGCATTAATAACAGGCGATGTAACATCCAAGCGAATCAAAATGTTTCGCGTCGACAGAACATTATTCTTAGTTGGTGTTACTTTAAAGTCAATTTGAGTATTTGGTGAAATATTAAACTGATAAGCTAGGATATTGACTACACCCGTTTCATAATCAACAGAACCGATAGCACCAAGTAGACCACTTTTTATATCATTTTTATACTCATGAAGGTTGCCTAAGCCATCATCAACAATCTTATAACTATCACCACCAAATAACCAAGTGCTACTAAACACCGTATTTTCTAAAACAGCATTAGCATAATCCAACGACACGGAAGTTAAGTCAGTATCCGATGGAGTGAAGTGTCTTGATAGGTAAAGGTGCGTTAGGTTGCCTTTGATGGCACTTGACGCACTATTAATAATAGACACCAAGCTAGAATAAATCAATTCTGAACCGAACGACACAACATCAGAGTCAAAAAATGATATAACAGCGTTTGAAACCTTAGTTGAAATGTCGCTTGCTCTATCCGTGGTCAACGTTTCTTGGAACTCGACATCAGACACCACATTAACATACACGAAATCAGCATCAATAACGTCGGGTCTAATACCAACAATGTTTAGGGATTTCAAGTATTTTGTGATTTCTGTTTTGGTCACATTAGATAACACATTACCATATGTTGGTTTTGCCGCCAAGAAAACCTTACCATATTGAGGTGGGTTATTATCTTCGCCGCCCCATACAGATATTGATTCAAGGAAACCAAATTTTGATTTAACCAATGAACGATAATCACTAGGCACGACCGCTCTTGATTGTGTTGCATATGATAGTGGAGCTGAAATCTTAATAGATTCTATTGTTTCTTTTTCGCCACCGCCACCTGACGCTGAAGCCACACTCAAAGCAAATTGCTCAGGTGAATATCCATCAATAGAACCAACCAAAGAAAACAGATGCATATTATTACCCAATATGCCATCAGTAGCGATATATGATACTTTAATCAAGTTATCGTGGATTGGTTTAGCGCCGATAATATCATCACCGAAATAAACTTCAACAGAACCATTTGAAGTTTCTTGAATGAAATACGACTTACTTGTTCTATCCAAACTAATGATATTATCAGCCAAAGACCAAGCTTCGATAGTACCACCTGTAATATTATGTTGGATGTTTATCTGTAATGTAGATGGGTCAATCTGTTTATTTAAAATAACAAATTTTTGAGTTGGGTCTGTTGCATCATAAACCCATTCTTCATACATGAGTTTACCTTGGATAGATTCAACATCACCAATATAAACACCATTACCAATTTTATCCTGAAGCTGATATGATTGAGTGGTTACAAACGGGTATGAATTACCATCCAAAGAAACAGAAAATTCTGTACCTTTAGGA